AGCAAATATCCAAGGCGCTAATTATACGATGCCTGAGGCCCCTACAGATGGCTATTACGGGTCTGGGTATTACGGCGAAGGTGTTTACGGTGTAGCTACATTCAATTCTAGTTTGGCAGCTACAGAAGCCCCAGATACAGCGTCTGCGGCAGGGTCTGTTTTTTGGGATGTTATTCTAGCCGCCACTGAAGCTCAAGATACTGCTGCGGTTTCTGTCTCCGTATATACCCAAATTACGCTTGCTACGACTGAGGCTCAAGATACAGCCGCAATTAGCTCGACAGTGTTTACTGACGCTTCAGCGAACGCCGCTTCTTCAAGTTCAGCGACAGTTGCAGCCCAAGCTGTATACCTTGCCGCTGCTTCGACAAATGTGGTATCTATAGCAAATTCGCAGGGTTTCCTTGTGTATTCTGGGGCAGCTTCTGTCCTACAGTTGAGTGCTGCTACTGCTATTGCGCGCTATCTGTGGGAACCAGAGCAAGTTGAATCGGTGGTATGGCAAAACGATACAGTCGATGGGACAATTTGGAGTGCTGCTTCGAACGAATCGAGTTCATGGACACCGGCTACGCAAAATTCTAGTACTTGGACACCTATTGTTAATAACCCTGCAAACTGGCAAGAGGCGGCTTAGAAATGGCTGATACATATACCACTAACCTTAATCTGACGAAGCCAGAGGTTGGCGCGTCGCGTGATACTTGGGGCGGCAAGGTTAATTCTGACTTAGACAGCATTGATGCTGTGTTTAACGCAGCCGGCAACGGTACATCTGTTGGCTTGAATGTCGGATCGGGGAAAACTCTAACAGTAGGTGGCAATATTGCTGCCGGTGTTGTTATTTCTGGTTCTACAGCCTCTGACGCTTTGCGCATCACGCAAACAGGTGCTGGTAATGCGTTGGTTGTAGAGGATAGCGCTAATCCTGATAGCTCTCCGTTCTTGATCGATGCTAGTGGAAATACGATTGTTGGGTATACAACAACATTAAATTCAAGAATTAATGCTTCAACTATTACTCCTGCTGTTCAAATTTCAGCAACGGCTTTTAGTAAAGCATCGTTAGGTCAATGGGGATATAATACAACGCCATATCACGTATTCTCAAGGAGTGCATCATCAACTATTGGTTCTTATACTGTTTTAAGTTCTGGTGATGTTATTGGAAGAATTGAATTTACTGGCGATGATGGAACAAATTTCACTTCTTCTGCTAGAATTGAATCAGCAGTAGATGGCACGCCCGGCACTAACGATATGCCGGGACGATTGGTATTCAGCACTACTGCTGACGGAGCATCGACACCTACAGAACGTATGCGTATTTCGAACACTGGTCAGGTAAATATTGGCACTAATGGTGCTTCTACGGCAAATTCATTATTACAACTTGGTGCTGAAAATACAATTATTCCATCTGCTGTTAGTACATCTCATTATGGTATTGAAATACCATATGATGCGCCTGTAGGTGCTACTACTGGGCAGCGTGGTTTATCTGTATCATTTAATGGCGGAGACAACGCAAGCCCGTACACAACAACTGGAATTAATGGGATCGTAATCGATACCTATACAAAAGGAACCAACCAAACTGTTAATAGTGCTTATGGTATAAATATCGCAAGTGTAACAGCAGGTGGCACAAATAATTATGGCGTATATATTTCAGGAGCGTCTGGTGGTTCAGGAAATAACTATGGATTATACAATAACGGCACAACTTATCTAAATGCTGCTGTAACTGCCACAAAGGGCGTTACTGGGTATCCTACATTTCATGCAAGTGCGTCTGGAAGCCAAACTGTAACTAGTACTACGTTAACAAAAGTTACATTTGCAACAGAAGAGTGGGATACAGCAGCTGATTTTGCATCAAGTAGGTTCACTCCTTCAGTCGCTGGGTATTATCAAATAAACGCAATCATTAGATGTACTGTCGGCTCTGGTGCTTCTAACTCAGTTGTTCAAATTTATAAAAATGGGTCAGCTTGGACTATCAATACTGCTATGGCTCCAAGCAGTACATTAAATTCTGTTTCTGTTTCTGATTTGGTTTATTGCAACGGGACATCTGACTATATTGAGATTTATACAAATCAGACAGGAAGTGGTACGCTTACCATTACAAGCGGTAGTTCATTTTCAGGATGCTTAGTAAGAGGTGCGTAATATGAATATTTTTGAAGCAATCATGGCAATCTATACGGATCTTAAGCAAGAAGATTTTCTTTTAGGTGGGTATATCGTTTTGCAAAATGATAGTGATGGCCGTGGAGATTATATTCGTGAATGGAACCACCAAACATACGTTCAACCAACGGAAGAAGAACTTGTGCAGGCTGGTTGGTCTGAAAAACAAGATTATTTTTCGTGATTTAAAAATACTATAAAGCAATAGGTGAAGCATGTCAGATGATCTGAATCAGCAAATCGGGCGCATGGAAGCTCAAATCGAGATGCTTCATCGCGACATGGGTGAACTTAAAACTGAGGTTAAATCTATCGCTTCTGCCATGAATAGGTGGAAGGGTGCAGGTGCACTTCTAGCTTTGATTGGCGTAGTGTTTGGGTTCTTTGTTGACTTGGTCTTTAAAGCGTTAGGTCGATGAATGGACCCGTTTACTATCCTTGCAGGTGCAACTGCGATCTATAACGGGCTGAAGTCTGCTGTCAGCACTGGCGAAGATGTAGTTGATACTGCAAGACGAGTTGGCAATCTCATGTCCGAGGTGGCTAAAGTTGTCCAGATTGTTTCTCTTCCTCACAAGAAAAAGCTATTCCAATCTACTGCTGACTATGAAGCAGAAGCGATACAGCGTTTCACAGCAAAGAAAAAAGCGCAAACCTTAGCTTTTGAGGCAAAGAATCTCTTTATCTCTCAGCACGGCGTTGCATCGTGGGAGCAGATCCAGAAAGAGGTTACTGAGATGCGAAAAGAAGCAGCTCGTCAGGCGCGACTTGAAGCTGAAGCCGCAGAAGAGGCAAAGAAAGACATCATCCTTGTTTCATCAATCGTTGGCGGTCTGATTTTGGCTATGGGTGTAATCGGACTTGTCCTAGTACTCAGGGGAGCACATTAATGGATTTCCTTAAAACATTCGGTCCACTGATTAACTCAGTCGCGCCAACTATTGCCACAGCTATGGGCGGCCCAGTTGCAGGCATGGCTGTGAAGGCCCTGTCTGGAGCTCTTTTCGGTCATCAGGATGCCTCTGACGAAGAGATCAAGCTCGCACTGGCAAACCCTACAGCGGAGCAATTAGCAGCGCTGAAGAAGGTTGACGCTGACTTCAAGGTACAGATGAAGTCTCTCGACATCGACTTGGAGCGCATCGCTGCCTCTGACAGAGATAGTGCCAGAAACTATGCAATCATGACTCACGATCTTACTCCGCGTATCTTGGCGGTTATCGTTGTCTTGGCATGGGGATGCGTCCAGTGGTACATGCTTCACAATGTGATCGAGCCATCGATGCGCGAGTTGATCGCACGGGTTCTCGGTACACTTGATGGCGCGCTGATGCTCGTTCTCTCATATTATTTCGGTTCAGCTCACCGGCACATGGACAGCAAGTAATGCGTGATAACTTTGACCATTGCCTGAAAGCTGTGCTGAAGCATGAAGGCGGTTACGTTGACCATCCGCGTGATCCCGGAGGTGCTACCAATCTCGGATGCACCAAAAAGGTATGGGAAGAGTGGGTCGGTCACGAGGTGTCGAAGGACGATATACGCGCACTAACAGTGTCAGACGTAGCACCGCTTTACCGCAAACGTTACTGGGACGCTGTTAGGGGCGACGATCTCCCTTCCGGTGTAGACATGGCTGTCTTCGACTGCGCTATCAATTCTGGCACGGGACGAGCGGCAAAGATCGCCCAGAAGATTTCAGGAGTGGCGCAGGATGGAGCGATAGGGCCAGCGTCTCTTGCCGCAATTCGTAAGATCGTCGATGACACGAGTGCGATGTTCTTCATCGATCAGTTCTGCGATGCCCGTATCGCGTTTCTCCAAGCACTGCCGACCTTCGAGACATTCGGCAAAGGTTGGATGCGGCGCGTAAATGAGGTAAATAAAGAGGCAGTAGACCTTTCCCGTTCTGGAGATGCCTAATGCCGTTCGTCCCATTGAGCATGCCGTCTGGAGTAGTTAAACCTGCGACACCGCTTATGGCGAAGGGGCGTTATTGGGATACCAATCTCATCCGCTGGCAGTCGAACAAACTCCTACCTGTTGGCGGTTGGCAGCGTATTAACCAGACAGCATTCCCCAGCGCTGTAAGAGCACTATACCCTTGGCGGGATAGATTCAGTTCACCGTGGCTTATGATCGGCTGCGAGACAAAACTGTATGCCAATAACGGATCAACATACACTGACATCACACCTGTAAACTATCAAACATGGTCTAGTGGTGGGGCTTACGGATCGTGGACGTACGGTACTTTACTTTACGGCGATGATACAGACGCGACTTATCCACGTCCTGCAAGTTTGCTCAATCCTGCTGTCTATACATGGACAATGGATAACTGGGGCGAAGATGTACTTGTAGTATCTTCAAGCGATGGGAGACTGTTTGTTTATCACCCAAATGATACTCAAGCAGCCATTGTAGGATATTCAGATATTTCTGGTGTTGTGCGGTCATCTAACGTGGTTACTGTTTCAACTGTTCTTGATCACTCATTCAGAGTAGGCCAGAGCGTCGTAATCGCTGGCGTAACAAACACGTCTTTCAATGGAACATTTACAGTTGCATCTGTTCCTTCATCTGACACTTTTACATACGCTCAAACCGGAACGAATGCTTCTTCTAGCGGCGGAACTGTAACGCATAGTGGCACACCATCGCAGAGCAACGGTGTCATCGTAACTCCTGAGAGACATTGTGTTGTTTATGGCGGTGAGTCTGGTCGGCAGGTAGCATGGTCTGACCAAGAAGACTACGCAGAGTGGGACTTTGCCTCTGTAACCAATACTGCTGGCTTTTTTGAGCTAGATACGCAGTCTCAAATTATTATGGCTACAGCAGTCAGAGAAGGAACAATCTTCTGGACAGAAGATGAAGCATGGCTGATGCGGTATATCGGTTCGCCATACATCTACAGTTTTGAGCGTCTTGGTTGGGGTTGCGGCTTGGTTGCGCCAAGAGCATTCGCAACATTTTCCGGTAGATGTATTTGGATGGGTAAGGAGAGCTTCTTTATCTATGATGGTGGTTACGTAAAACCATTGCCATGCGATGTATTTGATTATCTATCAAAAGATATGGATCAGGCTGTTAGCTCGGCTTATGCGCATGGGTCTGAAAACGGTTTATTTTCGGAAATATGGTTCTGGTATCCGTCACAGGGTGCCGCTGAACCAGATAAGTACGTGATCTATAATTATGCAGAAAATTGGTGGTCTATTGGATCAATGACACGAACAGCAGCCTGTGGTGCTGGTGTTTTCGATTACCCTATTGCTGCGGATGAAAACTTCAATCTGTTCTATCAGGAGAACGGTTGGACTGATAACGGCGCGTCTTTAGTCGGACAAAGATATGCTGAAACAGGATCTCTGAATCTGCAAGACGGTAATAACCTTATCATGGTCCGCCAAGCTCTTACCGATAGTGGCTATGGGTATGAAGCGACTCAGTTGCAGTTCTATAAGTCTTATGCGCCAGACGGCACTGAAACGATATCTTCAGCGTATAATCCTAGACCTAATGGCTATACAGACATTCGAGTAACTGGAAGAGATCTACGGTTGCGCATCGAAGCTACTGAAGATGCACCGTGGAGCGTTGGAGAGACGCGCCTAGACCTAGTCCCCAGAGGCGAAAGATGAAGCTTTTCATTCCCAACCCCCCTGCCGTATATAGTCAATCTACGTTTAATACGATTTTCGATACAATTAAGAGGTCTATATTATCGGGTGTTTCTGTCGATGAAGCAGTAGAAAGCGTGCTTCTTCAAAGTCCAGACGGAACGGTGTATAAGGTTACAGTTAGTAATACGGGAACTCTTACGACTACGGTGGTGCCTCTTGGCTCTCGATGAACAGCAGATAATCAGGCTTTTAGAGTCTGGATTAAAGAAAGGTGGATACACGCATTCCGTTTTGGATATCGTTGCAGATCTGAAGGCTGGGCGGATGCAGGCTTTCTTAAATGACGGGGCAATAGCAATCACTCAGATCGCGATATTTCCTCAAAAACGTGTCCTTGAACTTCTATGGTGTTCCGGTGTTCTTGATGATGTGATTGGACTAAAAGAAAAATTGATAGAGTTTGCAAAAGAGAATGAGTGCACAATGGGTCGGGCGTATGTCAGGCCGGGACTTGTTGGACCATTAGAGCAGGCTGGATGGCGTAAAGCGCAGACAGTTATGTTCTTTGACATGGAGAATTGATATGAGTGGCGGCGGCTCGCAAAACACTACGACAACAAATAACGTACCTGAATGGATTCAAAAATTCGGGCAAGAGAACGTCGATTTTGCTAAACGCATAGCAAATCGCCCTTATCAAGCGTATGGCGGTAACACCGTCGCTGGGTTTTCTCCAGACCAGCAAGCCGCCTTCAACATGTTGCGCGGTAATGTTGGCGCGTATCAGCCAGCGTATCAGTCTGCGCTGCGTTCTGCTCAAGACGTTGCTGGTACAAAAGCCGGAGAGTTTAGCGCACAAGATCTCCAGCGCTACATGGACCCATACCAACAGCAGGTAGAACAGGGCGCTCTCTCTAATATTGAACGTCAGCGTCAGTTGGCCCAGAACCAAGTATCACAGCAAGCCGCCTCTGCTGGAGCTTTTGGCGGTTCCCGGCAGGCTATCGCTGAAGCAGTTTCTAATGCTGAAGCTGCGCGAGTTGCTGGAGAAACTTCTGCCAATATTCGCTCTCAGGGATTCAAAACCGCTGCTGAACTTATGGCCCAAGACCAAAACCGTGCTCTGCAAGCTGCTCAGTTGCGTCTTGCTGGTGCAGGTCAGGTTGGAGCTCTTGCTCAAGCTGGCCAGCAGTCAATGATGAGCGATGTGTCGGCTCTTTCAGCGGCTGGTAATCAGCAACGTGCTCTGCAACAGCAGCGCCTTGACGAAGCCTATCGTCGATGGGCTGAACAACGGAATTATCCATTACAGCAGCTCGCTATCCGTCAGGGTGGTCTTAGCGGTATACCGTATAGCACAAGCAGCACGTCTTCTACTTCAGGCGGTGGTAACCCTTGGCTCTCAGCGCTTGGTGGTGCCGGTATGGGCGCTAATATCGGTAGTATGATTCCTGGTCTTGGTGCTGGTTTTGGCGCTGGGTTAGGATCGCTTATGGCGTTTCTCTCAGATAAGCGCATGAAAACAGATATTGAGAAGATCGGCAAAGATGAAGATACGGGTCTCACGATGTACGCATATCGGTACAAGGGTGATCCAAAGAGCTATCCGAAAGTGGTCGGACCTATGGCGCAAGAGATCGAGAAGAAGTATCCAGATCAGGTAAAGAAAGTTGCAGGTAAGCTTGCAGTTAATCTTGGTTTTGGACCTATGACGCAAAACGCGTAAGGAATAGCAGATGGCTGAAGATACTGACCGCTATCGTAATGAGGCAAGCAACCCTCGTGCTGGTGACACTCCCGGCTTTGGCACGGGTGGTGGTGGATCAGTCGGCGGCGGTGGTGGGTATGGCGCAGGAGGCGGATTGCTTTCTGGCGGCGGTGATAACGGTAGCGATAATTATGGACGTGATGCGTCAATCAACGCCACAGAGGCAGCCAATCGTGCATTAGCTGAAGAGCGTGCACGTCAGCAGGCGTACATGAATTTCATTGCGTCTCAAGCTGCTGGCGGTCCTAGAACGCGTGGTGGCCCTGCATCTGTAGAGGCAGATTTAGCGCAACGCGATGCAATGATTAAGGACTTTATCACCAAGACTATTATGGCTGAGTCTGGTGGTATTGCGAATATTAAAAATCCACTTTCATCTGCAACTGGTCTTGGACAGTTCACAAAAGGAACATGGTTAGATTTAGTTGACAAGTACCGCCCAGATCTAAAGCGCGACTTAACACAAGGACAAATTCTTGACCTGAGAACAGATCCACAACTCTCTACGGAGATGGTTGGCAATCTGGCGAAAGATAATGCTGCATATCTTGAATCTCGTAACCTTCCAGTTAACGAGGGGTCTCTATATCTTTCTCATTTTCTTGGTGCAGGAACAGCAGCAAATGTGTTGAAGTCATCGCCTGACACGCCAATTAGCGACATTGTTGGTGAAGACGCAATTAACGCAAACAAACGAATCCTTGGTGGTGACCGTACAGCAGCAGATATTGCTCAATGGGCATCAAATAAGATGATGGCAAGCGTCCCTGCTCGCGGTGCAGTTCAGGCATCTGCAAATGAGCCGTCAGTGCGTTCTGGATTTAACCCTCCAGAAACAGGTCAACCTTCAACTCAACCTGCGCAAACTGGTGGCTTTTTTAATCAATTATTTGGTGGACCATCCGCGCTTCAAACTCGCATCGCTGATTTAGAAGCTGCCGGTCGCACATCAACTTACCCGACTTTCGGGAATAATAACCCAGAAGCTGATTGGAATGCGGGAGACGTAAAACAGTGGTACGCAGATCAGTTTGCTGGCGGAGATATTAGTAAGGTTAAATCACGAATCACTGATTTTGGTGAAGGTCCGGTCGTTGACTATTATACAAAAGATTTAGCAGAAGTTCCGGGTGATATTATTTCTGGACTGCTAGGTGGGATCGGCAAATCCTTTGGAGGTGCCGGTGGTAAACCGTATAAAGGCGCAGAGTCAGACCGCGCATCTTCTATCGCAACTGGCAGTATTTTCGGAAATCTTTTCAGTGGTACTCCTCGTGCTGATTATGGCCCTTATGGAAATCTCACACCCGAACAGTATCGTCAGCAATATGGCGCTATCGGTGTCCCACAACGTCAAGCTGTTGCGGCGTTAAGCCCTGCTATCACACCTGCATCAATACCTGCACCTACGCCAGAGGAAATGGCAAAAGACCCATATCTTTGGCAGCAATACTATAACCGTATTCCTCAAAACTATGGTATCGAAATGGCTCAAGCACCACTGATGGGTCCATCGATACGCGGCATATTCTCTTAGGAGCAGATAATGGCAGACGGTCTTCTTGGCGATTGGTTTTCTGGCACAGGTGTATATGGCAACCCTAATGCGGTCGATCCGCAGACAGGTGTGCCTTATGCTGATACCCGTGCAGCGCAGCTCGGTGCTCTTGGCAATATCGGGTCACTTCTGATCGCTGCCGGTCAACCTATGACTGGTGCTCAACGCGCGCAGCTTCTTGGTCAGATCGGTCCTCAGATCTCCGGTATCCAGACCGATGTCTACAACGCTGCACAGCGTCGCTTAATGCAGTCACAGTTTGCTGAGAAGCAGGCAGAGTTGGCTGACACGTCAAAGATTCGCGATCTGATGAAAGACCCGACCGCATTCAAAGCGGCAACGGGTTACGATCTC